GAGGCGTTGTTTTTTTAACCAACTCTTGCCTTCTCTACAGATAGGACACGAACCCTGGTAATTTTTTGTTAATCTATTATATCTTGGTGAACCTGCGTACTTGTAAAATATATTTACTACATACTGCTCAGGCAAGTTCATGGTTTAAATTAAACTTGCTTCTAAAAATATCAAGAAAAATTATTTTTCTTTAATTTCAACAGTTCCTTTATGAAAGAAAATGCCAGTGCGAGGGTCATACCACTGTGCCTCAACAATTATTTTATCGCCGCTTTCACGATTAACGATACGTGGTTGTGCCATCTCCCCCGATGGTGCTTGCATTCTTACCGGTCTAACAAAATTCATATTATTATTTATGCATTTTGATTATTTTTATCGTATTGTGCATGAACCACACTAAAAACCTTTTTTGGAATTCTACGCACATACTTTAAAATATCTGATTGAAGTGCTAGCTGAAATTTTTCTTTTGGCACAACTCTGTTTTGAATTACAGGTATAGCTAAAAAATGATACTTGTTATCCTTTTCTTCTACAAAAATAAATATCTCGCCTGCATATGTACCTGTTGTAACAGCATATGACTCTCGCACCCGTATTTTATTGCGACTAAAAAGCCATTTCCAAAACATAAACTACATATCTATGTTGTCGGTATGCATATTCATAACAAATTTATGAATAGCAGTAGATATTGCATCTGATTCTAATCCATTATGTACATCCACAATTCTAATTGGTGTACCTTCAAAATCATATCCAATAACAACATATGTCTTTAAAAATTCACTTAAAATACTTACTACTGCTTGAGCACACTCTTCTTTATATTTGCGTGATTTTGTTATTTCAATATGTTGCTCAAGTGATTCTTTGATAAGTTCCTTTATAAAGGAAAGATCTTCTCTGGATTCTGCAGACTTTCTTTTGCGGCGAACTTTTGGTTTTTTTTCATCGTCACCGGATAAATTAAGAAAGTTTGTTTTACTCATTTCATTCTCCACTTGGTTGTACTCCTTTATTTATAAGATTCATTACAACTACTTCAATTGAATCAGTTTGAATAGAATAATTTCTTGGATATAACTGTTCTCCATCATTAAACTCAAACATTATTTGTTTGTTAAAGTTTCTATTCTCATAGCATGTTATATATACGCTTGATTTTCCAGGCTCTACTAATACAGTCCATCTACGTGGATCGGATTCTGCATAATTAGCAAAAATACGAAATGTTATGAACTTATTATCCTTAAGTCTCTTTATAAAGTACCCCGGTGTACTTATTTTATTTCGTTTATTTCTATTCATTGCGTGAGAGATGAGGTAATATAAGTTAATTTATACCCTTCAGTTTCGTAATCAACACTCTGTATGTCAACTTTAATGACACTTATTTTCTTGTTAATAGAGAATATAATACGACTATCTTTGTTAAAGTTGAGGCATCTAAAAAAATCTAAATTAATTGGCATTTCATCAAATACCACATTTGTATCAGACACTTTCATTTCTGCTACATCGATATTTGGCTTTGCTTTATCTGTTAATTCAGCATATATACCATCTTCTGTGCCTTTAATATATACCTTATTACTATCAGAAGCAAAAGAACTCAACTTTAACATTTCTTGCAACTTGAGTGGCTCTACATGAAAACAAACATCATATTCACACCCAACTACTTTTTGAATGTTAATTGGTGGTTGAGAAAGTATTCCATCGTCTATTAAATGATACTTAAAGCGTGTACTCTGTGATTGAAACTCTATATTATTCTCATTAACTACAAATCGTATCAAATCTGTATTATCTGATGACCGAATTCGTTCCAGTGCCTTTATTACTTTATCTACACTGAGAATATTAAGCACACCCTTAAAATCACCGCTAACATAACAGCGTCCATATAAAATTGTAGTATTATCAGGTGTACCAGATAGACATGTTATACTACCATTTTCATCTTCACGCCTTAAAATGCATGAGCTATTGACTTGAAGGATGCCACGTATAAATTCAACAAAGCGCGAATTAACTGTAACACTACTCATTTTTGTTTATTTTCTTCTATCCAATTTGAAACAGCTTCAGCTCGTGTCTTACCAGGATTCGCTTGCATACCACATCCAGTACAAGCTAACCTATATTCATTGTTGCGCTTTTCTGCTTTTGGCTTGCTACCACACACACAACAAGACTCTACATTTTTAATAACACGAGTTTTTTTTATCTTTTCAGGCAGAGCGGGCGGTTTAATATCATCTTTTATTTGTGCAAGTATTTTTTTTATATCATACAATAAATTATAGATATCATTTAAAATATTATTATTAGCAAAATTAAATTCTAATTGATTTTGATCAGCCTGTGGTAAATTTGTATTTTGTTGAGTTGGTGTTTCTTCAGGCCGTGGCATTGGTATCAATTCAGGCTGTGGTATAGGTATTAATTCGGGTTGAGCTAGTTTACTCGGCGCTGGTGGTTGTGGCGCCGAGTTAGCTGCAATTTCTTTAACAAGGATGTCCTTTATTTCATTGCTTCTACCACCAAATTTTGGTGAACTTCCCGCAGCAGCAATGTGTCCATCAATTTCTTTCATCTGCCCATATAATGAGCCGATAAAATTCGTAATTGCAACCTTTTCACTATTCATATAGTTATTCTTCGTCGATACTAGCTATCATTCTTTTAATAGCTTCACGATCATCACCAGTAACTTCATCTAAATCTTCACCAACTGTGGTTTCTGATTCAACATGTGCTGTACTGGTGTAGTAGTGTTCGTCAAGCATGGACTTCAACTCTTCATAGCTACGTGATGTGTAGACGGTGTCGAGGTCCATCTCAGTATTGTAGATAGTTTCAATATCTTGATTACTAAGCTTCAAATCGATCGGAGATGTAAAGCGACTTTCAGTATAGTTAGCAAAACCACCTTGATCAGTTACTTTAATCTTAAAATTGACACCGTTGGGTGACAAATCAAAGATTCTTTCACCAAATTCATCAGCGTCATCACCACTAATAGCGGCATCAATAATTTTTTGAAGCTGCTTGCCAAATCTGATAAGTTTGACCTTACCATTATTTTCAGCATTAGTAGGATCGGATATTACGTAAACACGCATTACCCATCTATCGCTGCGGCGAATATTTTTAACCTTTTCTTTTTCTGCTTCGGTACCGCTTTTATAGATCTTAATACGCTCTTCTGCGATTGGATCGCGTTCGCCCCAACTAAGAGGAGAAACAGATTGTACATATTGACCTGTTGCAAAGCTCGTCCACCCAAAAATTTGATATTTAAACCAAGTCTTTTCTGGATCCTTAATATTAGGAAGTAGACGAACGATGTAAGTATTGCCTTTCTCGAAAGTAAGCAAATCCCTAGTACCTGTATTTTTTTGCTGCTTATTGAGAGCACTTTTAATACTCTCAAACATTGTATTGTTGTATTGTATCATTATTTTTTTAGTTTTAGTTTTATTAGTTTTGTTATTTTATTTTTGGTTTTGTTTTTACATACTGCAGCAAAAAATTTTGTTCTAAATAAAGATATACTGTTGTAGAATTCTTCAGAGAGAACAAACTTTATATCTGCAGCATATATATTTAATTTATATTCACAGTTTGGAAATGCAAGGACTGCGTATAAACAAATATTCGTATTTTTTAAGTGAATAATGAACCAGGGTATACCACTAGGTGATTTAGCATCAAGATACTCACCTATATTTGAATTATTTTCTTTACAAAAATCATATATAAACAATAATGATTCATCTATCAAATTTTGTGTCCACTCACTATCAATGTCGAGAAGTTTTTTTGCAGTATATCGCTTATATCTAGCGATAGCAGACATTGTTGTAAAATCTTTTAAGTATAAATTTTTTGACTCCTCAAATCCTGCATCAAAAAAATCCCGCACATTAATACCTTCAGCTGCATTTAAAAATCCTACTATTTTTTTTAAAGCAATATAATCTTCTTCTTTTATTGTAGAGAAATTTTCTCGTGCACGTACTGGCTTACCTCTGCGCTTTGAAAATAAAAATTGATTGTATATGCTTTTTTCAAACTCATTTAAGTGCATTTTTATTTTTATTGAGGTACTTTGAAATATATTTGCTTTTGTGTAGAGTAGGGTCGTAATCTATAAAAGTTTTAAAAATCTGGTAATCACATTCTATATCTAATATAATTTTAAACATATCTCGATACTTTTTATTTTTAAGGAGTAGTATAAAGATATTAGGTAAATTTAATTTCTTACCGTGTATGATTGTGAGGAAACTACAAAATGAAAGAAATTTATAATCTTGTGTGAAATCATTATATGTTGTCATAAACAGAAAGTGTTTTTGTAAATTCAAGAAATTTCTCTGTAATCTTTCCGCCGCTCGCCGCAGGGTGTCCACCACCGTTGCAGAGATCAGCAGATACTTCAGATAAATTAACATCACACTCAGGGTGACGTCTAAAGGAGACACTCTCCATTTTTATATTTACTAAAATTATAATCTCAAAATCATATTGATTAGCAATATAAGAAGCAATTTCATTATGACCTACCTCACAAAACGTACAAGCAACAGTATAATGTCTGTAATTACCATAAAACAACCTCAAATTATCTACTGCATCTTTAACTTTTTCCTGATACTCATTTATAGTCTTTTCTTGCTCTAAAGTAAATCGCTTAAAACCTTTTAAAAATTGATTTGTAAATTTAGCAAGTCTTGTGCTCGGTGGATATGACCAGAATAGAATATTAAGCTTTTTTGAATCTTCGTGCTTTAGCTGATAGCTATCATAATCACTTGTGAGTGCGATTAGATATTGTTGATCTGATGTAAAATCAACTTTATTTTTATTATGCTTATAGATGAGCTCAGCGGTTGAATTACATTTTTTAACAATAACTGCAGCCTTTGTATAGAGCTGTGCTTGTTCAAAATGTGTTTCATGATGATCATAAATTACAACGTTTGGTCGATCTATTAAATCAGAAATTGGAGTTGTGTCTAGGTCGAGAAAGAAAATAGCTTCGTATTCATCTATTTTATTGTTTAGAAGCCATGTTGTAAATTGGCGGCGAAGATCCATAGCACGAGACAGATGAACTTCACGAGAAAAATTAAAATTTTTCATCACCCACTGTATTGCGAGCTGTGATACAGCTCCATCAAGGTCTACATCAGACCATATAGCAATTTTTGACATTGTTTTTATTTACGTTAATATTTTAATAAATCAATTTAAATCAGATCTAAGGATATCAAGTGTCCTCATTACACTTTCTGAATCTTGTGTCATATTATTGAGCTCTTTATCTTCTTTTATTTTAAGCGTAGAGTAATCTATCTTAAATGCATTTGTACCACTATTTGTACCAAATCTACTTTTTAAAAGTGACATTCTCATGATTCCTAAATCATTATCACCTTCTCCTTGCCACACAGACCCAACAAAATCTGCTGTAGTTCCAACGGCATAGCTTTCACTTAGTGTTGTTAGACCTGGTTCGCTGACAGAATAACCTGAATTGTGTGTGAGAATTCCATTTGCTATAAAAAGATTATCATCTGATACAGCTATATCAACAGTATCTACACTCCCCACAAGTTCTATTTCTACTATTTCATCTTCGACTAAATTATTCATAATTTAAAAATATATCTAACTCCATCTGCTTATTTACCTGGCCACTCAGTTAAACTCAATAATTTGTCTCCTTTGCGTAGTCCGGTATCAATAGATTTGAAATCATTGTGTGTTGGAAATATATGTTTACTAGAACATATGATCTCTCTTCCGCTCTTTGTTTTAATTTTGTAGCATAATTGCTTTGTTTTGGGATATACATATCTAACTTCTACGAAGCCATCCTTACCTAAAATCCTATCTCCCTTCTGTATATCGCCTATTGCTCTATTTCCTTTATCAGTTATGACAGTCGAACTTACATCTAGACACCGATTTAACTGTGTTACTGTTATTAGTGGACATTTAAACGTGTATGTTGTTGCACGTATTTCTTCGCATATATATTTTAAACGCTCATATGAATCTTTACCCTTACTGCTCGTTAAAAGATTGACGTAATCGAGAACAATCGCACCTATCTGAATTCCTGATTTAATCACCTTACTGATATAATTATGTATGTCACGTGGCGTCATCATACTTGGTGGAAACTCCTTGACAATAATATTTCCACGAGCACTACTATTAAAATTTTCTATTTGTGCTTGTACTATTTCAATATCATCCTTTAACTTACTAGTTGGTATGTCAGATATATTAGCAAGAAGTCTTTTACTGTATACCATCTCTGACATTTCGAGTGTTATAACAAGCACATTTAGTTTTTGTCTAGCAAGATTAATTGCAAAATTACCCAGAACTATACTCTTACCAATATTAGTTTCACCAGCAAATACATACATTGCGCGACCATCTCTTAAAAAACCTCCTCCTATTTTTTCATCTAACCACTTATATCCCGTACTAATGGTTGGCTCGGGCTGTAAAATGTGTTCGCGAATTTTATGAAAGTCTTTATACAAATTTGTACCAATATCATGTATAAACGAAACATTACACGCTTGTTCAAATTGATTTAGTATATTAGACGTATCAATATTTCCATCACCAATATCTTTTGCAACTTTAAGCAGTGTTTGATATATGCTACGCTCCTTAATAAATCTTTCTGTATTATTATATAGCTCATCTTTATTAAGCTCTGTCTCTACATTTGTTAAGTCGTCTAATACATTTTTAAAAACACGCTTTTGTTCATCTGTTTGAAGATAGGAGCGAATTTCTGTAGCACTTGGAAGCTGCTTTCTTGCGTCAAAAAAATATTTGACTACATCAAACACAAATGCATAATTTTTATTTGAGAAGTGTTCAGTTTTTAAATGTTCACTTATTAATGAAAAATAATCTTCGTCAATAAGCGATTTACATAGAATAACCTTTTCTGTCCACTCTAAGTCAAGCTTCATGAATATATAGATAGAAACTTTTTGTTGCTTTCTGCCCAATCTGGTTGATCAATGCTTGCAAGTCCTGGTGATTTATGAAATAACATAATAGGAATGACACCTATTCTCATTTTTAATCTATTTGCATCAATACAACTAGAAATATCGTAATGGTGAAACTCAAAATTTTCATTAAATCTCCAACCAGTGCGTTTCACAGCATTGCAATTTATTGCTATAAACAGCCCGTCAATAATAGTAGCTCTGCTCGGTGTAGGACCAAAGCTTGTCATATATTTTGACCCATCTGGTGCAATATGTCCAGCAAAGCCTTTGTGATTGCTTCGCTCGCCCATAATATGCCATAGAGCGGGGTGGGTGATTTTAGGCATTGTAGTTCCAGCAACGCCAATAATATCATACTTTAACTCATTCTTTGCTCTCTCAAGTTTATCAGCTAGATTTATACAATCCAAATAAACATCATCATGAATAAAAACTATAAAATCATAATGATTTATTTGTGCATCAATAATTTTATTGTATGCATATGAAAGACCATTCTTATTGTTTAAAACAAAGTTTTTATCACACAAAAGTGGTGGATTATCAAGTAATGACCTGTTTAAAAGTGTCTTTGCTTGATCTTTCTCTTTAGTACAACTTGCTATTAAAATTTTATTTTTTTTAGCTAAATTAAAAATCATTTCTATCATCCATTTCTTGTTTATTTTTTTCCATCCACATAGCACATAAAATGTTCCAAACAGCTGCAGCTGCATGATCTTCATCCCCTTCTTTCATAAACCACGCCATTAAATGTCTTTGTGCACTATCATACAATTCAGTTAATTTCATTCCATTTTGCCAATTATTTGCACCAAAATTATCCGCACCATCTCTATATCTCTTCATAACCCTCATTAATTCTTTATGGGGTACAAGAGACATTTTATTTTTACCCGCATCATCATTACGATGGGCGCCTGTTTCAAAAGTTCTTTTTTTATTTGTACTCATATTAAACAAACAAAAATGGAGATTTAACTTTAAAATTGCCAACTTCAACAAGCTTTTTACGCTTATAATTTATTTCATATACGGCTCCTTCATCTAATGCACACCACTCCTTACTGCTGCATTCAACTGAACTAAAGCATCCCGTCTTTTTATTTGCAAATAACGTGCTTCCTTGTCGTAAAATAAACGATTGCTTATGTTTTGTATTAACAATCCACACAGCAGCTGTACCTTCGATTAAATCAAACGTTTTTTCAATAGAAGTAACTACATTTTGCGTTTTTTTATAAAAGTGATCAAGTATAATCGGTATAATATTACTATCTATTTGTAATGTATGGTTTGATGTAAAATCTACTTCTAAATCTTCAAAATTAGTAATTACCCCATTGTGAGCAACGACCCAATCACCTTCTATAAATGGGTGACTTGTTTTTACATCCCAGTATTCAACAAAACTAGTAGGTGCTTGATAGTGTCCAAAAAAATATTTTATATTATCCGATGCTTTTATCTTTTCTGGTGGTAAAATTTTATCAAAACGTTGTATCGATAGAGGCATCGTTCCTTTATTAACAAAACAATGACTATACGCAAAATTACCTCTGTCAACATTTGCGGCCATTAAGACCTCATACATACTTTTTGAAAAAGCGCCAAATATAGCACACATAATTTATTATAAGTTGAAAAACTATAAAAATCAACAAATAAAAATAAATAAAATTATGAGCAGTATACTTGGTGGTCCTGGTTGGAAAAACCGCATTCTTATCAATGAAAAAATTAAAATGGGAGATAGTGAATATGTCATTCCTGGTTGGGGACCTGGAAAGGAAGCGAAAACACATTTCAAAAACAAATTTGGCGAGGAAGTACCGACTGGTAGATACGGCTCAATGCGCCGTGTAGGTAAAACTGCATATAGAGAAGCGGAATTAGCGTTTGCAAGATATTGTGCATTTTCTTTAGGTATCGCAGAATCAGTCATTGCAACAAAACATGTAAAAGAAATTCTTCGTGGCGTTACTCTTGAGCAGCTTCAAGAAAAAGGATATGATAATGTACAAGATTGGATTAATGGGTGGATAGAATATGCAAGTCAAAATTTTGATCTTCAACTATCAGCTAATGCTCCTATTCGAGCTGCTGTTGCAAATATTACACAGGACATAGAAGAAGAGATTCCAGATATTCCAGATGCAGATGAAGGTGATGTTGAAGATCAGGGTAATGTATTTGGTGGAGTTAACGTAGGTGGAGAGCAGACGATTACAGACCAGTTAAAAGAATCACTTGCTGATGTTGAGTTTAGACCACAATCTGCTAACAAATCAGAAGATCAACAAACGTTTACTGATATTTCATTTATTAGTCAGCAAGGTGGAGTAATAAATTACATACGCTTAAAAGATGTACCCGCACAGCCAAATTTAAAAGCACTTTTACGTGATGCAACAACTGGTGCAAGCTTTTTCGATACTACTCTCAATAATTATATTAGTGAAGTGGAGGTTGAGAGAAACGGTAATAGTACAATCTATAAGCCTGGTGTAGAAACAGCGCCAGTGGAGACGGCACCTGAGGAAACAGCGCCTGAGGATCAGGATGATGAGTTTGAGTTTGAATTGCCTGAATCGAGAATGACAAATCGTCAACAAAACATCTTAACTGAACAAATGAGGATTGCACGCAAACAACATCTTATGAAGGTGGAGCAGCGTTATCAATGGTAGGGTAACTCTTTGCAGTTATGCATTATATACAGTCTATCTATTTCTTCTTGCTGTATATATTGTTGAGGATCTTTATATCCCGCATCAATAAATCCCTTAACTCTTAAGCTACTGCTTGGAGTTGTTGCATCTGCAATATCGTTTCCTGAATAGCATGTATATGTTTTGTTGAATGGTACTTCATACTCTACACCTTCTTTAACAATATCTTTTTTATCCGATTGAATTAACGGCGCTACTACACGTATTTTGTGCTCTCTATTTAAATTGCAAAGATTGTTTATTGATGGAAGGAAGTCGGGGCTTGCATCCCAATAACCGGCCATACTATCTACTTTAGTTGCACCGTGCCACACTTCTTCTGCACCCACCGACTCAGCATAAGACAGAGCTATACTTAGAAACATCATGTTGCGAAAAGGTACATAGCTTTTTGGCTGAGCTTCCCCCGCTATTTTTCTTATATCAGGTGTTTCAATATCATCACTTGTTAAAGATGAGACGGGTGACAAATCTCTCAAAAAAGAAACATCGACAAATTTAGAAATCACTGCTTGATTAAACTTTTCTTGTGCGCTCTCACAGAGAGTAAGAGCGCACTCAATTTCTTTCTTATGGCGTTGATTATAATTATATACGATAGGCAACACTGTATGACCATCATGTAATGCTTTATAAAGCAATACCGCGGAATCCATTCCACCTGATAGAGGGAGTACTATTTTCATTCGTTTTCTGTCTCGTCTTCGATATTTTCTATATCATCAAGAATACTGTCAACTGATTCTGAATTACTATAGCTCCATTCTTTTAAAATTCTACTTTCTACTTGTGGTAAAATTGTCTTTTCCCATAATTCAGTATTATTACGCCATTTTTTAGCATATCCCAACTTTGTACCATCTTCAAGAGAATATGTTGAGCCAGTTTGAACAACTACACCGAGGCCGACCGCTAGCTCAATCAAGCCATAATATCTATCCAATCCTGTTGAAAAGCTCAAATACATTTCACCTTCAATATATTGCTTAATAAATCGATTTTTACGAGTAAGAGCTCTAATAATAATGCCGCCGTAATTTTTTTGCATTACAGCTGTCTTTGAATTATCGATTTTAGCATCTTCTTTTATAGGCTTGCGAGCAAGCTGCACTGTAACGGAGGGAAGATATGCAACTGACTTTCCCCCGGGCATATTTTTTTCAATACTTGGATACATTTCACCAGGATTATCATAAACGTGATTTGTAATGATAAATGTTGTTTGTGTAATGAGGCCGAGATTTGTACATGTCTGCATGAGCGATTTTATGGCACGAGCACGTGATCCCATATCCGCTCCTTCTCCTTCTTTCTCCATTCGTGAATAATCTAGTGCAGATTGTAGGTTGCCGAGTGAATCGATTGCAACGATAAACTTACCGTACATTTTATTTTCATGTATTGTGTTAAGGAGTTTATATATAGCATTTCGTGTTTGCTCAATTGTTGTACATGGCACATATTTTACATTCTCAATATCAAGACCCAGTCTCGCAGCACCCACAGGGTCAATAGCACCTTCTGTATCAAAAATGACAGGAAACAGACCTTGCTTTTGTGCATTTGCTAAAATACGCTGTACAAACAAACTTTTTCCTGTCATAGATTCCCCTGCAAAAAGTGTAACGCGTCCTTTTGGTATACCCTTATGTAGGGATCCAGATATAATTGAATTTAACACATAGGAACCTGTATCGATCCAATCAGATACTGTACTTAATGTATTGTTGTTTAGGTATGTAGCATAAGGATTAATTTCATTAATACTATCCAAAATATTTCTAATTTCTGTTTCCATATCGGATAGTAATATACAATAAAAAAGTCATAGTTCCACGTAGAAACTATGACTTTTATAAAGAATACTTTTTTTTATTCTTAATCGTCGAACAATTTTATAATATTGTCTCCACCTGGAGCTGCGATGTTGCTTTGTGGTTGAATAATCGGCGAGGGGTTAAAGATCTGCTTATATTGATTAACAAGATTTTCATAAAATGTACATCCTTTTGAAATTCCTACACCTACTTTACTAAATGTCCATGTAGTGCCGTCTGTTACGTTGTCCTTTTGAAGGATTTCATTGAACAAGATAGGAAATAGTTGCACAACGAGTTGTTGGTTTTGTGACGGTTGAGTGTATAGTCCTGCGGGATTTTTTACAACAACCTCTGTCTCTTTATCTTCAATGAGTTCAGCAATAATTGTTTTACCTGGTGTTTCAATAGCAATAAGTTCCATATACAATATATAAGATATAATTTTGATAATTCAACCAAATAAATCAAATAAATCTGATACCGGCTGTTCGGTTGGTTTATGTGCAGGCCACTTTACCGCATTATAGAACCGCTCAACAACAGAAAATATCATTTTTTCGAACATAAGCTCATAATTTGGCTTAAAAAGCTCAACAAATTCTCTAGGATAATAATACTTATACGCGATAGTACTAATACCAAATTTATTTGGCGTGGAAATATACATCCAGCGAATTTTATCACCAGATTGAATTTCTTCATATTTATCAGCAATATTCAAACGCTTCAACAATATATTATAGTTTATAGCTGATTTAACATGAATAGGCGTGCCTTTTGGCGCATTAAAATTGGAAAATCTGTCTTTATATTTTTCTATTCCTCTCACACCCACAACAAAACACAAATCCTCTGGCTTTAATTTTTTAAACTCATCATAAACATAATTTAAAATAGCATTAGTTTTAGTTCTACTCTGTGTAGAGAGCATTGTCTCGATAATATTTTTTACGTGTGGCTTAATTTGCTTTGGCATAGCAGTTCTAACAACCTCTACACCGACATATTTCCACTTATCCATTACAATGCCTTTTTCATCTACAACATGAGCAACATAGCGCTTCTTTTCAAGAAATAGTCCCTTATCAATAATTGATTCACGTTTAAAAAATATTCGAGGATCTAAAGAATTTAAATCTCTTCGCATTATTTTTTCAACCTCTGTATTGATGTGTTTGTTAATTTCATCTATCACACCATAAGTAGTGCTTGTTACGGCGCTATTTTCCATCAAAGTTGTGTTTAGTTTATCTAATACCGGCTTAATTGAAATATAAAGACTATCAGTATCACCTGCGACAGCTATATCAGGCATTTTTTTACCACACACATCGTCTACATATTTTTGTGCTATTTTACGAGCAGATTTAATAATATATTGACCAGTTAATGTAATAGATGAGGCAATATCATCGTCGCCGAGGGGTGCGTGTTTATTTCCCATATACCCATAAACGGAATTTATGAAAATTTTAATACATAGTTGTTTTGCATTTAATTGTGTGATGCGGTATTTTAATTTTTTCTCCTTTTCAGGCTGTATATTTTTTTCCTTTTCAGCTAATTCTTTTTCAAGTTCGTGCAGCTCTTTTTGAATAGTAACACGCTCTTTATAACATTCATCGACTATTTCAGGCAAAATACCTTTGTGTTTTTGACTGAATAATATTTTTGCTTTTGATACAGATATACTTTCTGTATTTAAAAATTGTATAAACTTGCTCGGCGTTAAATCGTACGTTGTACCATTGATATGTTGTATGGTAATTTTCTCTTCATCATTATCAATAATTTTGCCTATTTTAGTCTCAGGCGACATATTAAGGCTAATCATAATATTTGGATAAAGTGAATTAGCGTCAAAAGAAACTACATCCTGCTGAAACCCTTCAAGCGGCTCTGCCACATATGCGCCGGGGTTTTTACCTTCTACTTCATTACGTATAAATGTTGGAAGGTGTTGATTTCTATTTCTTGCTTTAATACAAGAAGTACCGGTAATGGTAGAGAGAGTACTCATGGCATTTTCCATTGTAGTGAGACCCATGTATGCAAGCATTCTAAGTAAATTTATGTACTTAAGCTTTTCATCTAGCTTTGCCAATAGTGCAACGTCTTGAATGTTGTAGTCTACAAACAGATTCCAATCATTTTTTGCTAATGATGCAAGATTTGTATTACCATAATCAACCTTCTTTTCACCTAATTCAATTTCAGCAATATTATCTAATTTGTAATTATCGCGATTTTTAAATCGAAATCGTTTGTATATGTCAATATAATCAACACAAGATATACCATCTATATACCATCGTGTCTCTTGTTTTCCGAACATACCGCTCATTGTTCGCGGATATACTCGCTTTATAGGCGAAAGGTCTTTAGCATGATCTGCTCCCAATACATTACCCATTCTGTTGATAATATATGGTATATCGAACCCACTACTATTCCATCCCGTTAATAAATCACATTCTAAATCACTGAAAAAGGACTTAAACTCAAGTAATAGCTCACGTTCGTTTTTACATTCAAAATATTCTAAATTTTCTCGATCGTGTTTATATGGCCCTGTACCCCAAGAAAAGAATTTTTTTGTTAAAGAGTCGTGTATGGTAATGATATTGATAGGAAACTTAGCTTCTTCTGCTAAGGGAAAAGTATCGGGTGCGTATACTTCAATGTCTATTGTTACGACACGAATGTCAAATTTACTAAAATCACTATCGCTATTATTTTTGTAATATTTGTCTATAAGAAACTGCTGATCGGGCCGTATATTATCAAATAATCTCGTCGTTCCACAGCTCTGTATGAATTTATTGCGATCAAATTGTGTCTGAAAAGTTCTTTTTCTTAACTTCGTTTTAAATATACTCTCTTCATCACCATTCTCACTCTCTACAAATAGATAGGGCTCGAAGGGATGTGTCTCGGATATTCTATTACCTTTTTCATCCCACGTAAATAATTTAACAGATCTTGTAGCAGGACTGTACGCTATATTTCTATATCCAACCATATTAGAAATATAGTATTTTTAAAAACTTAGAAATCAAATATTTTTATTAAACCTATTTAAATTAATGCGTTTATCGCTGCCGTATGGCGTTGTAAATAGTTCAACATAGCAATCCTGATTTTTATCGAGTTCAAGAAAACGATCCGCAGCAATTTTTCTTAAATTGAAAGCATTATCTTTATATCTATTAGTACGCTTTAATGTATCTTCAATACATTGTATCATTTCGTCGCCGGTTTTAAACTTAAGAATAGCATCTTGATATGTGACCATGTCTTGACAAGCAATCGGTAAGCCAAAAGCACACGACTCAATAAATTTAATATCGCTCTTACATCTATTGAACTTATTATCCTGTAAAGGAGCGACCATCATTTGAATCTCTAATTCAAATATTTTTTTAGGAAAATCATAGAGCCGCTGCCATGGGTGTAGTTCTATTTCTCCAGATCTAATATATTTATGTAGCTCATTTGGAGCAGCGCCCATAAACACCCA